TTTACAACTTGGAAGCGATGCAGCGTCCACAATTTCGCAAACCATCAAAGCCCACGACGGAAGCGGAACCGACAAGGCTGGGGCTGACTTGATCATTGCTGGCGGGCAGGGCACGGGCGCTGGTGTAGGTGGAAATGTCATCTTGAAAACCGCCACGGCTGGTGCATCTGGAAGCAGCGCCAACAGCTACAGCAATCGCGTTGTCATTGGCCAGAATGGTGGCGTGACAATCAATCCGTCGCTCACCAATGCGCTGACGATCAACTCGGGCGTGATTACCAGCAGTCTCCCGGCAATCGACATCTCGCAGACGTGGAGCAATAGCGGGGTGACGTTTACTGGGTTTAAGGTGAATGTGACTGATTCAAACAGCGCCAGTGGGAGTCTGTTGGCTGACTTGCAGCTTGGCGGAAGCAATCGGTTTCGAATCGACAAGTGGGGGAGCGCAATTTTTCTGAACACCAACGGAATAAGGAGCGACGGCCCAAACTACGCGCACCTGAAGCTGGGAAATGGGTTTAATGCCGGGTCCGGGTTTTTGTTTTCTGGCTACAACGCCCCCTCCTCTCCGTTCTTGAACATTTACATGGAGGGGTCTGGCGAGTGGACGGCGCGGCTGATGGCTGGGGCTTCTTTTAGTTGGACGGACAACGCCAGCATCGCAACTGCTGGAACGCGCGATTTAATTTTGCAGCGCGACGCCGCCGCCGCCCTCCAACTCGGTGCCGACGCCGCCACTGCCACCGCTCAAACTCTGAAAGCCCATGATGGTTCTGGAACTGATAAAGACGGAGCCAGTCTAACGTTGGCCGGTGGAAAGAACACGGGCGGCGGAACTGGTGGCGCATTGATTACTAAAACCTCACTTCCCGGCAGTGGAGCTAGTCAGGGAAACCTTGGCACCAGACACTACGCTTACGCAGGCCACAAGGGACTTACCGATTCCGTTGCCGTGAATGTTTTCGAGGTTTCAGTGCCTACGAACAAATACGCAAGCATTGATTTGTTAATTTCTTTTAGAGCCAACGATGGATTTGGTGGATGGGCTGTTTATACCGTCAAAAAGAACTTCACCGCCTACAACGACGCCGGAACGATTAGCGTTGGCGAGAGTTCCGAGCAATCAAGTGCGGCAACTGATGGCGTCGGCACTGCGACTTACACAATCTCCGGTGTAGGAACTGGATCGAATACAGCAAGAATCCAGGTTACATTCACCTCCGACGGCTGGGCAGAAACGCCGACATCCATTTATGCTAGATGGCAGCTTTGGATTAATAGTGATGATATTGCAACCGTAACTCCGCTTTAACAATAATAACATATATGAAAAAGTTAACTTTATTTGCACTTGTGGCCGCCACTTATCTTAACGCGTCAGCACAGTCTGTGACTATCACAGTCGTCGCATCTAGTGATGGCGTCACTTCAACTACCAACGTGATTCAAGTTCCTCAGGTGCGAGTGAATGGTCTTATTCTTCTTTGGGAAAAAGATTGCGAAGCTAAGACTAATGCTGCTCCTCCGGTGCCCGCCCTTACGCTTGGTCAGTTCGTTGTGCAGGAAATTCGTGATCGCGGAGCCGAATACGCGAAAACTGGGGCCACGGCTGAGATGAAAGTCTGGGGCATTACTAATCCGCCTGCCAAGCTAGTTGATGTGTGGCCCACGCTTACGGCTCAGCAACGTACAAACGCCGTCAACTATCTTAAACAAATTGGCGAATGATCCCTCCTGACATTAAACAAGTCATTGCGAGACTTAAAGCTCGCGGACTTATTGGTTATAGAACACCAGAATCCGTTCCACACATTACTAGCTTTCGTAAGACAGAACGAACTGAATGTAAGTGGTGCGGTAAAAATATTAGCGCTGTGTTTGGACATCATATTTGTATTAACAAGCGAAAGAGTTTGCAAGCCTTAGTGCTGGCTGTTTTGTTGCCGTTATGTGCAATGGGACAGACTAAGACTAACTTATCTATTCTTATTCTTGATGCTCGCGTGACGTTCATCCAGCCTGCCGGCAAGGAAGCAAAAGTTTATACTCGTACGAATAGTAAGGCTTCATGGACTCTTTGGCAACAAGTGCCTAAGAATACGTTACCATTTGACCAAGGTGTAATTTTGATGCTTCCACGGCCAGTATATACCACTACGCAGTGTCAGGTTATTTTTCAATAATTTTCAGCGCGGGACAGAAAAATGGTGACGCAAGAATCCATGGTATGTTGCAGAGAGCAAAGCTAAGGAACACGCACTTGTTGCCAGGCCAAGAGGGAAAATAGGAACTGCAACGACCCGGCGTTTGCCGGTGTTCGTGTAAACGTAATGCTCAACAATAGTCCCGCGCTGATTTTAATTTAGACAGTGATAATTAACTTTTACAAGCCGTGGAAAATTTTATCATTAAAATTGCTGAACAAGTTCCAAATCTAGGAATTCTTGGGGTTATCGTTTATCTTTTTCTTTTGCATATTACTCGTCGCGATGAAGTTATTCGAGACTTGCACAAAGAACATATTGATGAACGACAGAAAACTCGCGACGTTGTTCAAGAAAATACTGACAGTAATCGTGAGTTAATTCGAGTAATTAGCGAAGTAAGCAAAAAGAAATAATCTTAACTCAGACGATTAACAGTTTATAAAGATGGCACGACAAATGCTTTAACATTATAGTTTGACGATTACAATGAAAAAATTTATTCCTTTAATTTTTAGCAGCTTTATTTTTATTGGCTGCACTACTGTTACTATTAATCAAAAAGATGAAAGCCCGGAACGAACGGTCAGCACGGATGTCAAGGCCACCGCGTGGTTCTCGTCCAGCCAGAACATCACGAAAATCAAGACCAGCCAGACCGACAAAACGCAATCTACTGGAACCGAAGGGATGACGCAGCATGGTGCTACGAATGTTGTTGAGACGCTTAAAGTTCTCAATGAGATTCTTAGTAAAGTTCGCCCATAATATATGAGTCGTGATTACTGGATGACAAGGCGCAAGACGCCTATCATCGATAAGTTAAAGCAGACGATTACCCTTAAGGCCGGGACGTGGGCTTGTGGGCGTGAACAGGGAGCACAGTACGTCACTACTGGACAAAATCTATATGGCACTAGTATTTCCAGTAGCTTGTCTTCGCGTAAATGCACAATTGAATTTTGGTGGAAGTTTGAAACACTTCCATCGTATTATACTGAACGTGACATTTTATTCTTAGGCTCTGCAAGTTATGGTGATAGCGTTAAGTATGCAGTCAAAGTGCGTTATAATGCAACGACTAATCAATTCGTTATTTATTTAGGTGACAATTTAAATCCGATTACGTCTGCATCTTTTAATACTGGCGTTTCAACCATCACTGGCCAATGGCATCATTATGCTGTGACCAGAAATTATAGCGGTGGAACTACTACAGTTAAGTTTTATGTCGATGGTGTTTTAGTTTATACCGGAACTACTGCTGCATTTGATAGCACTAGTTTAGCCGGTGCGGGCCTTTATGTGGGTGATCAAACCGCAGCTGGTATTTATATTCAAGGTTGGCTTACAGATTTGCGCTTGTGGAGCACTGTTCGATCGGATGCCGATATTGCGCAAAACTATAAAAAGCAACTGAGTATTGATGGTTTGCCGACGTTTAACAAAACATTGTTAGATAGTTTTTTAATGTCTTATGTCGCAAATCCGACGAATATTCCAAACTTTGGATTAGAGAATGAAACGCCTTATGTTTCATACTATTCGTCACCTATTGTACTAGTTCGCGAAAGTATCATTACTAGTTACGGTGGCTCTTTTGTCACTGCTGAGTGGTCAGTTACGCTACCAAACAAAGTTTCTTTACAGTGGCCAGCGACGCCTCCGGCGAACACTACAGGTGCTTTATACGTTCGTTGGATTGATAGTGATGGTGTGACGCAAAGACGTATTTTATGGACCTTATCTGGTGTAGATGTTGCGCCACCATCGCCTACCTATGTGGGCGAAAATCTGGGCTCTTCTTTTACGCTTGAATTTTGGAATGTTGATGGTGCAAACACTACTGTTTTACCGCAGGATTATGTTTTAGGTATTAGCTCTTGCACTAATCCAACAACGTCCTATGATAAAACACAGCAATCTGCTGTTACTGTCACGGCAGATTCTACGTTAGCTAAAACTTATCCACTTACTCCATTTCCACTTGTTTTTAATACACAACAAACTTACTAAACTATGGCTGCACAATACGATTTTATCGCTGGATTAGACATTAGCTCTTTGTCGTCTGTTACGCAGGCGCAGCTAATGCAGATGATTAACCAAATTAGTCCGATCTCTAATATTGGTGGAGTGATTTTTCAGGCGGGGGGTTCTCTTGCTACTGAAATTACTCAGGGTACTTTAGGTTCTCCAGACGTTACAAATAATCCGCGTTTTGCGCGTTATATTTGGTTGAATACATATGACTCTTTAAACAGCGCGCCCACGCCTTATTATTATAATGATTATAATAGTAAATGGACTTCAACTAGCGTAGCGCCTGGTAGTATTATTAATGATAGCATTAACTCTGCAGCGGCAATTGATGTTACTAAGTTAGCACCTTATAGTAGTGGTCGTTATATTTTACGCACTAATCAATCTCATTCTGCTGTTGAATGGTATGCTCCTGCAAGTATTTTTGCAAGTGGCGAATTACCTGTAGTTAAATTAGAACCTAATGGTAGCGCTGCTTATCTTAAATCTGGCGCTAGCAGTGGACCTGCTACTTGGGTTACTGAAGCAACTGAACGTGCCGCAATTCAAGCCGCGATTTCAGATCTTGCTGTTACACAATTAATTGCTGGTACAAATGGTAATATTCTTTATACTACTGGAGGAAAACCAGCTTGGGCCGCTCCTTCTACTGTCTTTGTGTCAGGAAGTAATATTCCAGTAAACGCTTTATCTGGAAGTGGCGCAGTTCCAACTCAATTATTAGGATGGAATGGTTCAGCATGGGGAGCTACTACACCATCATTACAAATTAATTCTAGTTTGGCAATTTCTACCGTTGGTATTGAATCAACCAATGATATTGGTGCCGCTGTTCATACTATTACACACGGTTTTACTGCCATTCCAAAAATGGTTCGCGTAGTTTTAAAGTGCTTACTTGATGAAGGAGGTTGGACTGGTGCTAATGGAGGTGAAAGTCCTGGTGATGAAGTCGATGTTAGCGGTTCATTTTTAAATACTGCTAGTGGTACAGAAATTCCAAATATAATGTTTGGTGCTGATAAAACTAATATTACTATTTTAATGCTACAAACTGCAACCAAATATTTGCGACATAAATCTACTGCAGGTCAATTTACTCCAACAAATACTAAGTGGAAGCCTAAAGTTTACGCTTGGCTCTAATCTTGAACGATTATGCCTCTTCAAGATATTCTGTTAGATATCTCAAAAGATCTCGGTCAGCCTGCAAATCAGACTGAGATCGATATGCGTATCATTGATGTTAACAATGCTGTGCATGAGATTCATACAGCATGTGATTTGCCTGAAAGTCTCAAAGAAGAAATCTTTGACATCAATCTTCCTTCGCAGCAAGTTGTTCTTCCAGCACACATTGATAAGATCATTGGAATGCGGTATTGCGACACTCGCCTAGCTATTGATCGTGACAGCGCGGCGAATCGTTACAATTACCAAAACATGGGTGAACATGAGCTTTGGTACTTACAATGGCGTAGCCGTGGATGGAGTGCTCTGAGTCGCGACATTCAAAATCAGTCAGTTCTTACATTTCGATTTCCGACTGGTTTAAGTAATGGCACTGCATTCACTATCACTGTCACAGGACAGACTGATAAGTCGCGTAGAATTAGCGAAGTGTTGGAGTTTAGCGCAACAGATAACTCCAAAACGACGGCCCAGAATTGGGTTAATGTTGAGTCCATTGTCAAATCTACTCTTACGCAATACGATATTATTGTGGAAGATCCTGACGAGAATGAAATGGCTGTGTTGCCAAATAGCGAATATCAATCGCTTTATCAAAACTATCAGCTGTACGACACTGATTCATTTGCAAATCCACAGAATCAGTCTGGCGTAGAAGTTTTATATAAACATAAGTACTTTCCATTTAAAAATAATCAAGATACTTATTTCGGCACGAATCGCTACGACAAAGCTTTTTATTGGAAGTTTATGGAATTGCGGGCTAAGTCTGTAGAGACTGCACAAGCCTATCATGCGAAATGTCGGCAAGTTATTGTCGACGCGTTAAGTGATCACGAACGAACTGTTAAACGCAAAATTAACTTCTCTCGCGTAACTTTCTGGGATTTACCCTATACTAAATACACCAATGCTTACAGCTCCCGGCAATAATCAACACACTAACTTCTTTTCACAGAATGACTTTAGTGGTGGTATGCGCCGGAATGTTGATCCGGCGTCGCTACAAGCTAACGAGTATGCTTTACTGATTAACGGACGCAATCGTTATTCTACAATTCGTACTATTAAATTACCTGCTAATGTAACTAATAAATTACCTACTGGTAATTATCAAGGATTGTATGGTTATGGTAAATATCTAATTGCATTCATTGATGGCTGTGCCTACGTCCGTGATTTTAGTGCGACCAATAGTCAGTTTTTTCAGCTTGTTGGTTTTCAGATGGACGCCTATGTTCCAACTATTTATGCTGAAGCTGTTGAAGCAAGTTGGATGAATTATCAACGTAGGCAAGAAACGGCTAATCAAGCTAATAGTAATGTAAATCTGTTTACTAATGTGGCTGGAACACCGTCTTGTTTAGTTTGCCAAGATGGTATTAATCGACCGATGCTTATTTTTCCAGATGGAAATGCTCGTCAAGCAAAAACTTTTGGTGAGTGGCAAAATACTACTGACGCTAACAGTGATAATAGAGAGTACGTTCCGGTAGGTAAGCAAATGCTTAATTTTGATGGTATTCTTTATATTGTCTCTGCAGACGGAACACAGATTTATCGCTCGGTAACTGGACGCTTTTTAGATTTTGTTATTGCTATTGACACTAAAGGTGATAAATTATCACCTCTTCAGAACTCTGGTGAAGAGGCTGCTCGCTTAAGTTATCGAGTAGATTTCAATCCAATTACTTGTATTGCTGCTCTTCCTAGTATTCCAATTAATCCACAGCAAGGGGCCGGCTTTTACGTTGGAACCAGCCAGACTAGTTACATTGTTATCCCTAATTACGCTGATACTATCTACGGTGAGCCAACATTTAGTAAGCAGACGTTATTTGACACTGGTCCATTAAATCAGTTTTCGGTTGCTGATATTTCTGGCGATACTGCTGTTATTGATGCGGCTGGTATGGTTAGTTTTAATGCAGTATTGCAGTTGCGTAATGAAGGAAGAAACGCTCCGTTTCATGATGAGATTCATGATTTATTTAAAGACATTACGCAGACTACAACAGCTGCTTATACGTTCGATAACTACGCATTATTTGGAGTGGATACTGTCTTTGGGCCGGGCATCTTAGTGTATGATACGATGCGTAAAAAGTATGTGAGCTTTGATCAATATCCTGACGTGAATGGATATATTGTTCAATTCGCAGAAATTAAAGTTAATGGTATTCACAAGTTGTTTTTCCGCACGTCAACGAATCAGTTATTTGAGGCTTACGGAAGTAACACTACTGCGACGACTTCTTTATACACAAGAGAAATGTCGGTAGAGAATGATCCTGAGATTGAAGCAACACCCAAACGATTGCGATTAGTGTTTGAGGATGTTTTAGAAAGTGGCACAGTAAATGCTACAGAATATGTTGACCGCAAGGTTGGCATTACTCGCACAATTAATGTTAATGTTACAGTTACGCCGCCAACGCCACCTTTAATTCCGCCATTTGGATTACCGTCTGATGTCGATAGAACGTTAGTTAAATCAATTCCCTTTGAATTATCTCGAAAAGGTAGCAAATGCGGTTTGTGGATACAGTGGTCGATGGACTGCGATCTTGTTAAGTTTGTTCTTGTTCAGGAAGCCGAACGCGGTATCGTTACAGAAGAAGAGCAAGGCACTCAATTTGCAGACAGCAAAGGAACTCTGTGAGTACATTGAAAAACGCAAATCATCAAAAGTCTTTGCTGGTTGGTCAATCACTGAGAGATCTCACCGTAACGATATCGTTGTTAAATATCTCACGGGATTATTATTCTTTTCTCGCGATGCAAGAACACAAGCTATTAACGGACTTGGCCTTGTGGAACCGTTGCAGCAAAGCAAAAACGAGTTCTTTATCAATCAACTTGTAGCTGATAACAAACAAGCTCGCATTGATGTTATTCAGCAATTTATAAATAAATATCCAGACGCTATTGTTAGCAAATACGATCGAAAAAGCCGTCGCGTAAATGTTAAAGATAGCGCAAAATTACTAAAACGAATACTTAAATAATATGGGTGGATCATACGAAGCGCCTCCTCCGAATGAACAAATGCGTAGTGTGTTAAAGTCAATGACACGCTATGCACCTGATACTTTACGCTCTCTCAATGCTGCTGTAAATGAATTAGCACCTACTAATGCTGCGCTAGATTATCGACAATATGCTCAGTATTCTCCGCAATATCTTACTATCGGTGAGAATTTAGCTGATTTACAAGCTCAACGTGCTACGGCCCGCGATTTAGCTGTGATGCAAGGTGGTGGCGCTAAATTAGCTGAAGAAGCTCTTGCGCTTGATCGCATGGCTAATCCTGAATTTTATGCTAATAGAGCACTTGCTGGAAAAGGCTTTGAAGCTCTGCTTGCTGGGCAAGATCCAAATAAACTTACTGGTAGTGAAATGGCTAATGTTGAGCGTGGCATCAATCGTTTAAATGCTTCACGCGGGACGCCTAGCAATATTGGTGATGCTACTACGACTGCTAGTAATGCAATGATGTTTGGTGATCGATTAAATCAAAAACGCGCTGCATTTGGTCAATCACTTGGATTATTTCCTGGTATGCAGCAAGGAAGTCAAAGTAATATCAATGCTTATCAAATCGCTGCTGGTCGTGGTGCTTCTACTGGTACTAATGCTAGCTTAGGTCAATATCGTGCTCCTCAGCAATTCGACGCTAATGCACAATTAGGTGGAATGCAACAAGGTGCTTTTGGTCTTCAACAGCAATACAATCAAATTCAGTCTTCAAAATCAACTGGATTTGATAAAGCTATGCAAGCTGTTGGCACTGTTGGTAGTGCTTGTTGTTTCATCTTTTTAGAAGCGTATAATGGACAGCTTCCTGAGAGTGTTCGCCTTTGCCGCGATGTTCACTATCAGTCTAATCCTAACCTTAGTGTTGGTTATAAGCGTATGGCTAAGTGGCTTGTTCCTATGATGCGTAAATCGCGGGCTATTATGCAGCTTGTCAACATCATGATGGTTAAGCCTATCACTCGTTATGGTGAATGGTTAGTTGGTAACACGCCGACTGTCAGTTTTATTGATCGCACTATTCGCAATAGCTGGTTTAAGGTTTGGAACTGGTATGGCAAAGCATAATAAGTGCAAAGGTTATCGATTATTTAAACTTGGACATTATCAAGTTGAGTTATGGATTTGTCCTTCGTTTGAATATATCGAGCCGCACTCCCATCCAGAAATTGAATCTAAAATTATTTTATTGCGTGGAACAATGTTTGGTGTTTTAAACAGCCGCTCTGGCTTTTTACGCTGGCTTAAAATTTATTCTATTACATCAACTGATGTGCATAGTGGTCAAGTTGGTTCTCAAGGTTGTATCTTTTTAAACTTTCAACGTTGGTCTAGTAAACCAACATCTGCTGCTATCAATTTTAAACGTCACTAAGTTATGCCGTATTCTTACGCTTACGCACCTAGACCTGCGACTCCTCCACCAAGGCAATCTAAGTATAGTTTGCTAGACTTATTAAGCTCTTCAGCTAAGCTCAAGGTTAATGAAGGTGCAGAATACTCAGATCCAGATACAGGAGAAACATTTAAAGAAGATCCTACATTTTCAGGTGAAAGAGCAAAATTATTTGGTTTTATTCCATACGGTGCTGATCCTTCTGAGGCAGTTAAAAGTCAACTTGCTTATGAACAAATTAGCGGTTCTGCTGCTGATAAGCGAAAGACTGCGCTGCAGAAAATACTTGGTACTACTTTAAATGATCAGGCTGTTGATTTAGCAGAAAGAACTGGAGCTATTGCTCTTAAAAATAAGTTAGAAGAAGAGACTGGCATTGCAGCACTTAAACGTAAACAAGCAGAATTTGATGCGTTTAAAGAAGAGAATAAACAAAGATTAATGTCTGCTTTAAAAATTAACGAAGCAAGAAAAGCATTAAAACTTGAGCGTAAAAACGCGGATTTTGCTATCGACAAAGAATCTAAGATGGCATTAGCTAAACACTTTGGTAGTCAGGGTGCTGGTATGGATCCTGCTAATATTCAGCTAGGTAATGAAGCTCTCCAGACAGCACGTCGTAATGAAATTTTAGCTGGTCAGCAGACTGGTACACTAATGGGGACGACTTTTGATGATCGAGCTGCAGCAACGCAAGATGAAGCTGCTCGTGCAGCAGCCGAAGCTAGATTTAATCGTGAATACGCGCAAAGCAAGCAAGGACGACGATCTATGGGTATTGGTCAAACTGGTCGTTATTCTAAGCAAGGTGCAGAAGTAATGGCTTTAGCTCGTGAACGCTTAGGTCCTGGTGATACATCGGTGCAACCTTTAGAACCATTATTCGGTCCTTATGCTAATAGGTATGAGTATGGCGCTGCTCCTATTAAAAAACCAGTCATGATGACTATTATTGGTAAAGATGGTAGACCAATGCAGGTTCCTACTGGTGAAACAACTACAGAGTATCAATTTTCTGCTGGTCAAGCTGATCCTGCTACTATTAGACGAGCTGCACGCAATGTAAACAGAGGACAGCGTAGTGGTGGTGCTGGTGATGGTGGTGTCCCAGCTGCACTTGTTCCGCCTACTCCAGCAGCTGCAGCTGCTCAACCACAAGTTAGTCCAGAAGAAAGACTATCACCAAGTCTTATGCAACAAACTGGTAATTTTGGTTTTAATCAGCAAAATCCAATTAATCCACTTAATGCTTTACGTGGTCTTTATAATTCATCTGCTTATGTCGCACAAGGACTTAAATCTGGTGCAGAAGAGTTAGGAGGTGGATTGCAGTCAGTTTTACAGGGTGAAAATCCTTACACTATTCCGCCGAGTCAAGAACATATGGATGTTTTACAACGAATTAAAGCTCGTAATGATGCAAATCGTCGGCGTAAAAAGTCCAAGCAGTAAATAATTTTATAGCTTATATGCCTCTCATTCCTAATTTGACGCCGGAATTAAAACGTGAAATTTTACGTTTAAAAGGTCTTTCCCCAGAGCAAGGTTACGATGTTTTAGATACTGGACAGATTGTTCGTAATCCTAATCCACAGCCCAGCGTTGACGTTAATAGCGCTAATAGCGTTGTCACGACTGGTAATAAGGATGTTCTTAGTCCAAAACCTCCTGGTAGTTTAGAGTCTTTTGGACGTGCTGCTGCTACATCAACTATTCCAACTTTTACTGCTTTTGGTGCAGTTGCGGCTACTCCAGCTATTGCTGCTGCAATTGCAGGTGCTCCACTTACCGGTGGTGCTAGCTTACTTCTTCCTATTCTTGCTGGTGTTGGCACAGCTGCTGGTGCGTCTTATTTACAGGATAAGTTAGTTCCTGAATCTGTCAAGCAACAACTTTTCACTCGCCCTGAAGATATTGCTGAGAATCCTAAGGCTACATTTGCTGGTGGTTTAGCTCCTAGTGCTCTCGCTTTTAATCCTGTTCGTTCTTTAGGCGATGTTCGTACGCTTGTCAGCGGTGCTAAGAAATTGCCAACACTTGCTGGTGTTACCACACCTGGGACTATTCCGCTTACTACACAAGAAGTTATTGCACTGCAAAACGCGGGCATCAATGCAGGTATTAGCGTTGCACAAGAAGGTTATGAACAATTAGCCCATGACGATTTTTCTCCTGGTCGTTTAGCTGCTAACGCTATTGCGCCTACGCTACTTTTTACGCGACCTACTAAACTCGGTCAGCGCGTTTTTGGTTTTCATGATATTCCTGAAGGACCAATGTATGGTCGAACTGAAGCTCAAGCTCCTGCGCAGGGTGAGCCACTTCCACCTGCTGAGTCTGCACAGTATAGTATTCCGCCTGAAGTTACTCAATCTGGTTATATTCCTGGCGGTGTCTTGATTCAAGGTAACAAAGTAATTCCACTGGCCTCTGTTAAAAAAGATTTTAAGCCTGGCGATATTATTCGCTATAAAGATCCGCAGACTGGTAAAACTGTTGAGTATATTATCAACGAAGACTATCAACGTGTTCCACAGTATCAGCCTGAGGATGCTTACGGACCTATTGATCCGAGATCGGCTGATGATACTATCGTCGGCACTCCTAAGCCACGTAAACATGCTCCTAGTAGTGCTGAAGTTATCGAAGCGTCAGTTGTAGAGTCAGCTAAATTACAGAAACTTAATGATGACTTGAGAGCTGCTCAACTTAGAGGTTTAGAAGCGCGTCCAGCTAAATCTAATGCTGAATATCAAACTCGTCAACGCCAACTGCTTGAACGTCAAGCGCAAGCTGAACGTGAATTAACCGCTCCTCTTACTGAAGCTGAAATTGTTGAGCAAGAATACGCGAAAGGTATTCGTCGTAGTGAGGCGAGTGCATTACCTCCTGAAGAATCTCCAGTAGGCCCTCGTTTTGGTTCTACTCCTGTCCGTGAATATCCTCCTGAAGTTCAAGCTGCTTTTAAACGTCTTGAAGAATTAGAAGCTGAAGTTCGTGGTATTAAACTTCAGCGTGAAACGCAGGGCCCCGGTTTAGGACTATATGAACAACCAGTTCGTACTACATCGCTTCGTCCTACTTACGCTGGTGACATTGCTGGCCATGAGACTATTGGGCATGGTTATATCTTAGATATGCTCGCTAGTCGTAGCAAAGCAGATCGTGATTTTACATGGCGTGGAATTCGTGAATTTAGTGAAGTGCCGACCCCAAAGACGATTGAAGAATTTGCGGCTTTACCAGATGCTGAACGCGCTAGAATTGAGGAAGGCATTGCTAAGGCTCTTGGCATTGACAGTTTCAATCGTAAGAAGCTGGAGCTTTATGGTACTAAGCGCGAGCGTTTTCTTAATTGGTGGGCTGATGCTCGCAGTGCTTTGAGATACCGCATGGATACTGCTGAACCTAGTGATGTCTTACGTTCCTTAGGTTTTGGTGGTAAGTATGCCGCGCCTTACGGTACTAGGCCCGAGTTTATGCCTAGAACTGCTGCTGAGTTAGCGGCTCAAGGTGGAACTCCAGTTGGAGCTGCTGCTTCTGCTAGACAGCAAACTGAGGGCGCAGCTACTGATGCTGCAAGAATGGCGCGAGTTTCTGCTCTGTCTGAAAAAGGTCGTGCTTTAGAAGAGCAGGGCATGACGTTTGATCAGAATGCGCCAACTGAGCTTTATCAAACAGGTAGTTTTAAAATTAAAACGCCAAAAGGAAAAATTGTATCTAAACTTTTTTATGACAAAGAGTCACCTACTGAGACAAAAGTAGATTTTGTACACACAGACCCAGAGTATAGAGGTAAAGGTTACGCTGAAACACTTTATCGTGAATTAGCTAATACAATGCAGAAAGAAGGTGCCACAGATTTAACTGGAAATCTTATTTCTGATAAAGCTGCTGGTGTTCGCGAAAGAACTTTTGGCGAAGGCGAGTATACTGCAAGTGGAAAGCCTGTTAGTTTTGAAGAAGCGCAGCAGATTTTACGCGATAAGCCTACGATGGTTAAGGCTAGACATCGCGTTGATCCTAATGCGCGATATAGCGAAAAGAGTGCTTTAGGTAATATAGAACAATTTGGCGAAAACCAACCGCGTGCTTATGGTCACTGGATTGCTCCAGATGGTACTATGCATCGCGTCGAGGGTGCGTATGGTCATATATCAACAGCACGCGCAATTGCTGAAGCATTAGCAAAAACTGGTCATCTTCAGTTTAAGAATCGTGATTTTTCTTCGGATTCTTTATCAGGATCATCTGATGCTCAAACTTTATTATACCAAGAAGGTTGGGCACGTGGTGTTCATGGTGGCCCAAATGATTATGGCGCTGCTACTGAATATGGTAATAGTCTTACGCCTAAACAAATTAAAGCATTAAAAGATTATGGTATAGAGCGCGAAGCTAGAATTGGTGATGAATCTAGCAATCGTCCTCGTATGCTTTATGATCCTGCTGAAGGCGAACGCTATAGTCAAGAGTCTGCTCTTGGACCGTCTAATGAGCCTATTCGTGGAACAGACTACGATACTACTCGTCCACTTTATCTAACTGCGTCTAAAGTTTTGTCGTCTAGGAATGAGCTTGGACTTAATCCTACTTCTAAGTTTCCACAGTATCAACTTAACGCTACGCTGAAAAGCAAACTTCCGCCGGTTGAGTATGAGATGTTGCAAGAAGCGGGACTTGATAAGTTTTTAGCTGAATCTAAGTCACTTACTCCAAAAGAATTACAAACGTGGATTGAAGAAAATGGTCCTCGTGTTAATATCGTTAGCTATGGGATGGCTGGTAAAGCTAGTCCAGCTAAGCAAGCGTTGGATAGAATGACGCATGAGTGGTATGATAATTTGGATGGTGGAAGCCAGGCTGCCATGTATAAAGCAGAGCGAATCATGGATAACTATGGACCAGATGCTCCCGATATAGAAAAAGCTATCTCTGTATTATCTGCTAAAGACTATGAGCAAGCTAAAAAGTATTTAAAATTAAAAGACGAGGTTGCAAATGAGCCGCGTGATACTTCTCCTCGTGCAACTTCATTCTATAACGAAATTTCTGCTTTTGATGCTAATGAGCGAATGCCAGATTGGACGACTAGTAAAGATAGCAGGAATGTGCAGCGGGTTGATATAGTATTACCATCGCAGTATGAACCTAGTCGATGGCTGCGTGCTGATAATAGGCCAGTAAGAACGCTTGCAGATACAGTAGATGCACAAATAACTGGAGGTAAATCAGAACTCTGGAGAGCTGATGATCTGCACGAAAAATTGCCTAACACTCTTGGTTGGGCAATGTTACAGTATAAGACTGGTCCTAATGGTGAGAAGATTGCTGCTCTTATTGAAGGCCAAAGCAGGTGGGCACAAGAAGCTCGTCGCCTTGGTGTTAAATCTAAAAAAAGTCCTTTAATAGAGTATGCTGAATACTTAGATGAACAACTTGGAAATAAAAAAGTTGATTATTCTAGTGTTCCTGAAAAAAGTATTCGTGATGTTATTGACGCAAATAAAAGTTTTCTAGAAATTAAAGGAAGAAAATATAAGTCATCCGATGAATTCTTTAAAGAAATTTCTAAACGAATTGAAGGTCATCCTCTCCTTAAAGATTATAATCGTCTCATCGTAAAAGCTGCTATCGATCAAGCTCGCAAAGAAGGTGCTACGCACTTCATGATTAGTGATGCAGAGACTGTGATGATGACGGAAAAGCATGATGCAGTGGCTGGAAAAGTCAAGCCATTACTTGTTTCTGAGCTTGAAGGCGCTAGTGAAAGTTGGCTGAACAATAAATTTGGTAGTGACTGGAGAGATGGTAAATATGTAGAATACGATAACATTCCTTTTCGTGTTGATAAGCCAGAATCAAATGGTGGCATGTATGATAGTAAATCTCGCGCTGCTACTGCAAAAGAACTTCAGCCATATGCTGATACAGGCGGCTTTTATATTCCGCAAGAAGGTGGAATGCGCTTTAACTATGATAAACAACTTCCTAAGATTGCAGAAGAACTTCTTGGCAGCAAAGGAGAGCGAGTTAGTTTAGGCGAGCATAAGAATGCGTACAACTATAAGCCTACTGAACGAGAACAACGCTTGTATGACTACGGCAATCCAGCAGAATTTGGTAAAATACGCAAAGATCTTGTTTTCCAAAATCCTGATGGCACTCCTAAGACTGATGTCTCTGGTCGTATGTATTCGCTTGAAGGTGCGCCTGAGAAGTTCTCTCTTACGTCAAAGCGTTTTAGTGAAGAGTCTGCTCTTGGGCCTTCTTCTGACAAACCTATCCAAACTGACACGCCCGAATTTAGGCGTTGGTTTGGTGAATCAAAAGTAGTTGATAAAGATGGACAACCTCTTGTTGTTTATCATGGCACAAGTAAAGATCAAGACTTTTCAAAGTTTAATAAGAAGCAGACTGGCATCTGGTTTACGGATAGCACAGAACAGGCTTCTTCTTATGCAAAAGAAAACGATAGTCGCAAGACTGTTCAGGTACCTGGCACTTGGAAATATGAAGAGGTAAATACATCTAGTCGAGTTTATCCTGTATATCTTAATATAGAGAATCCTTTAAAAGTTGAAGGTGATATACTTAAAAAATGGCGTAGTGCATCTAATTATACTAAAGGCAACAAAGAACTTATTAGTTATGCAAAGCGCATGGGTCATGATGGTCTTGATTTTAACAATGGTATTTATGTAGCTTTTGAGCCGACTCAGGTTAAATCTGCTACTGGCAACATCGGAACATTCGATCCGACTAATCCTGATATTCGTTATTCTACTGGCTCTGCTCTTCCTCCTTCTACTGATGCTATCCCAGAGCGTACTGGTCGTCGGTCATTTACTCCTCTTCTTACGTCTCGTTTTGATAAGGTAGCCGAGCGTCATCCAAACGAAACTGGTCGCTATGTTAGCGATGCATTTCATAAGTGGCAAGCTGAAGCTGACTTACTTGAAGGACGCATTGGCAATAAAGCTATTGCATTGATTAAAGATTATACGCCTGAAGAAGTTCAGCGTGTTGATCGTTTACGTCATGCGTTAACTATTGGAGAGCCGGCCCCTTACACTTTGACTGCTAACGAGCGTCGCCTCAAAGACGCTATGGATGCACACTATCGCGATGTTGGTCGCATGCATCAAGATAGTGGAATGTTAGTTCGTACTGCTGATGGTGAATTTCGTCGGATGGTGTTGAACGAACAAGGTTATCGGCCTAGTCTGTTGAGCAATGAAGTTGCTTACACTTGGGCTGAGAACATTCAACCGAAGGCTCGCGAATACGATCAGATGTTTGTTGATCACGCGATGCGCCGAGGTGAGACTGAAGAGTCTGCTCGTAACTTATTGCAAGATTATAAGCAAGCAATCGGTCACGCTGGCGCAACACCTGACGTGAAATTCGGGGCACTGCGTAAAGTCGAGGGCATGGGATTACCTTGGGAACTTGTTGACCAGAACTATACGTCGATGGCTAGTCGCTATGGTCGTCGTGCTGCTGCTGACTTGAGTTTCTTCAAGAATGTGCAGAATGATCCTAAGATGCTCGCAGCTCTTCCGATTCGCGATCAGCAGGGTAAACTATTCCGCGACTTGCCGCAAGATGTCAAAGACAGAGCTGCTGGAATTGAGTATATCGGTGGTAGCGAAGAAGTCAAACAAGCTCTGCGTAGCGTGTACGGTATTGACTTACCTGCTAATCCTCGTTTGATGTCTGCTGCTCGTGCAGTTGGTAGTATGGTGATGCAGACTGGAACTGGTATTCGTAACTTATTACAAATTCCACCAAACATTGCTCCATACTATGGAGTCGACATTATTACTGGACTGAAGGCACTTGCTAAAATGAATGAACGTACGGCGAGAGCCTTTGAAAATAATGCTATTCGTAGCAGTTTCAAAGACTTCGATGCTGCTGGTGATTTCAGCGGCAATCCAATTCGCTTCATTCGTTATGCTGATAAAATTTCGGAATTCTTACGCAAATACACAGGTCGCGAACTTAGCGATAAGATTGAAGGTTTATATCATTATTCACTTGGTGAAGAACTTGCAACTAAGTGGTTTGCTCAGGCTAAGAATCGCGACATTAAAGCTCGTCAGATGATTAAGCGGTTTGGCAATACGTTAGAGAAACCAGTGGCTGACTACTTCAATCCTGCTACTGAAGTTACTGCTGATAATATTGCTCGCGTTGCTAAGTCATTTGTCGATGCTGCTCGCGGCACTTACTCTGCTAGTGGACTGCCTGGTGTTGCTATTGAGGGTAACGTCGCTCCATTCCTTGCACTCAGTCGCTGGTCTATTGAGCGTAGCAATATCTTCTGGCGTGATGTTGTTGAGCCGATGAAAGGTGGCGACTTTATGCCATTGCTCAAAACTACGTTTGCTGCAATGCTGACGGGCGCGGCTATCGAACAGCTTAATGAAGCACTGACTGGCAAGCGTGGCATTGATCCTACTATTAAGGAAGCACTTGCTGATGGTGACGCTGACACACTAACTGCTAAAGCTATTGGTCTTGCTCAACTTGGTAGCTATGCTGGTATCGTTAGCGATGCTGCTAAAGTTGGGACGCAGCTTGCTCAAGGTAAGAGTATTCGCTACACTAATCCGTTGTCTATGCCTATGGCTAGTGTTGGTGTTGATGTTGCTAATCGTACTGCTCAAGTGGCCAAGGCTATTCGTGAGGGTGAAGATCCTTTTGAGGCTCTGTCACTTTATGTGAAGGACTTGGCGTTAGCTACGTCTCAGAATGCTCGCTATGCTTATGCTAACTTAACTGAAGGGGGGCGCGAAGAAGCTGAACGGAAAGAGAAGTTCCGTGATTTGCGCGTGTTTGAAGAAATGACTGGAAGAAGAGAGGGAAGTTCGTTCACTGAAACTAATCCTTATTTAGGATTAGGTGCCCGCAACTTCAAACGGTCTGATGACATTGCTGAAGCACTTCAAATGGTTCCTGACTTAGTGCAACAGGCAGTTGAAAAGTCACAAGATGACAATGGTCAACTTGACATCGAGATTCTACGTCGAAAGTTGCGGGCACTTAAACTGAATAGCTATCAAACTGTTCCGGATGCACTGAAGAATCCTCGTGCTTTCACAGAGTTCATGGACTTCTTAAGTAAGACACAAGGTCCGGAAGCTGCGACTGAGAGAGCTGCTGACTTCTATCGTCAGCGTGCAATTAATAAGATGAAGAGTAGCACTATTCCTTCTTTCTAAACTCTAATGCCTTAATCTTAATCTCACCGCCATTGCGGTCAATAAGCGATTCGTCTGCTCGTGACAGGGGCAGATGAATTCGTTTCCCATCTTCAAGAGTCATGCGCAGTGTTGTGCGTGACTCTTTTTCTTTTTCACCCAACCCAAGTATAACAAGTGTTGCTAAAGCAAGACCTGCAATAAACCCATAGAAACCATACAATTGTTTTTCGCTCATATATTTATTTCTTTTTAGTGTGGCCATCTTCCGGCACTGCAACATATAAACCGTTCAGACTGACAATCTTCTGACCTTGAATTAAGAATGACACAACTTCGCCAATTTCCTGTTCGTTGGCTGCATCGACAAACTCTTGCCAAATAGTCGGGAATGTAACAGGACCTTTGCGTTTGATGAAGTTGAATACTTTTGTATTCAGGCCACCAAGTGGATTGCGACCACCAACATCGAGAGCGTGTTCCATCTTTTCTTCTAGCTGCACTAAGATAGCGCGAGCACGCTCGCAAGTTTCAAGTGAAATTTCAAAGCTCAGGTTGTCAGCAAAATGTATAGCCATACATAGCTTCTCAGTATGTACGCGCTTACGAGCGAAGTAATGCAGAAGTTTGGGCGGGGCGTTTTTGCGCTCAACTGGCAAGACTTGCTCAACATAGTTACGCATGTACTCGCGAGCTTCTGGCGTGTAAGACACGCGACCAAACAATTCAGTCAGCGACTTGATATGTGACAAGATATGTTCCTTAGCAACAAGCTGTTCAGGTGACATTGTTGCAATATCAAAACGCTCGAAGCGATTACTGTCGGCGTACACAAAGATAGTGCGACTAGCAAAGCCCTCATTCAATAAGCGATCACTGAACGATGCCTTCATAAATGACGGCTGTGTACCACCAAATAAGTTGACGCACGTATTCTTTACTTGCTCGATACCCTGCGTTTTAGTCTCGTAACGATAGTCACCACAATCGTAAGTGCGAATGAGATAGTTTACAACGTCATGAGTATGCTGGCGGAAAAGCGAGCTAATCTCCTCAAGACAGAAGCAAATAGAACTGTGAGTATATACTCCGTTTTTAGCTAGCGAAGATACATTGCCGCCATTATTTGGAGGAACAACACTGCGAATAGCGCGGGCATTATTGCGGACTAAACCCTCGTAAGTAATAGCATCTGCTGACATCGGGATGACCAGCGGTTCATCAGCTAGCTTTTTCTTAACAGCATTATCTTGTGCATTAGTCTGGCCATCTTTGCGTCGATTGTCCACACCAATACCTGGAAGTGTGATGTTATTGACTTGCGCGTATTCTTCCATCAGCGCATTCATCATCTCTTCATTTAATGATTCGTCAGGTGTTGGCATTTTCACGCCGGGCAACTTCAGACGCTTCATCTTATGATGCTTCAGAAATTGTGAGACAGGAATAATTACCAAGCCTTTACCAATACCTGGATCAGCGACTAAGATGATATATAAGTTCGGAAACAGCGGGCGTTCATCTGAACCTAGATAAACACGACGCTGTAACGCTGCTGAAATCATGTAGTAAAAACCCATGTCGATGAAAACATCAGGTGATGTGATGTCTTTCATGTAAAAGCGCCAACGCTCTAAATTGGTTGTCATGAATTAGGCGGCTGAAAATTTGTATTCGTCCATTCCTTCTGGATTAGTTTCCTTGTTGCGCTTACCCCAGTTCATGCCAACACTAGCCTCAGCTTTCATACGATACTTAACACCAGACGTTGAGACTAAATCTTGTTCCATGAACGAAAGCATAATGCGCACAGCTTCGTTTACTTCATCGATCGGAACTTGAGCCAAGTAAGAGTCATGGCAATTATTAAGGATATCCCAGTTACTTCCGGTATCTTCGATATGTGATTGAAGATTGCACAAAGCGATATTAGAGATGCAGCCAACAGTAGATTGAGGAATAAATGCATAGGCTTCCTTCCATAATTTATCATCCAAGTATCCACTAAAATAACGGGGGTAATTAAATAAGTTGCGTAACGTCCTGTTTGCTAATAGCTGCTCTTTAATGATGTTATGCCAAAGACGAATCTCTGGAAATAGATCATGAAACATCTGCAAAAAATCATCAGCTTGTTTACGTGTTAGAACAACACTGCCCTGCGATTTCTGCAACACGTTCAACTGAAAAGTCGGGCCTTTCATTCCATAGCTACTGGCGTGAACTACCATCTTCGCGATGAAATAGAAACGTCGCTTTGCATCCCAACCGTCAGAGTCTTTAATAATCTTAGCGAGCTTCTTCCATTCTGGATGGCCCGCTAGATCAGGAATACTCAAGCCACACAAATGAATAATGTCATGTGACGTATTCTTCATCCAGTAGTCACGAAACAAATGAAGAGCTAACCAAGAGTGAACTTTCACTCCGTGTTGAAACAGTTGACGATAGATGCCAGTCGGAGCTTCATGCGCTACAATCAATGCTTCAGCACCAGACTGGTCAACTTGAACTAATATCTTACCATCATCAGGTATGTATATGCGTCGAAGCTCGTCAGGCTGGTTTTGCAAGTTGGTGCCGAACTCACCCCACAACTTACGAGAACCATTGCGAAATGATTTCGTAAGTCCGGGCGCCCAGCCACAAGTGTTCCTATACATAATTAGAAAGGACGCATGTCATCATCTTCATCTGGGTCACGCATATCCTGTGCTATCGTAACTACGAAGCCTAGACCGTTTTCGTGCGCTAAAGACTCCAGTTCAAATAAAGCGCCGCAAATACGATCACCTTTCATCGCAGCTTTACGAATAGCTTCTCTTTGGGCTTTTCTATTAGCAAGAATTTCAGGTGTAATAATCATACATTATACAGAAATTTGAAGTCAAAGTTAAATGCGTCTACACCATCCACTTTATCTTTAGTGACTGGACCAAACCACAGAATGGGTCTGCCTTTCCACATGATCAGCTCTTCGCCAGTCTCACGCTTACGTTCTAGGCTAGCGTATCGTTCGTAGTAATCACCCATAGGTAACGAACCCTCGATCTCAATTAAAGAGACACGTAACAAAGTATCCTTGCGTCGCTCGATTGCCTCCCGCATCTCAGGTGTAAATGAATTGCGCTTGTCATCATCTGGTGATGAGAAGAATGAAAAATCTAATTGCTTCATGCTGTAACTTTAGGTTCAATCCAGGGTTTGAATTTTAATTGGCCTGACTCTTTTGCTCTCTCACGATAAGCTAAGATGAAATCTAACACTGCATTGTTAGGAAACTTTAACTTTAACTTTTGTATCGCTTTGTCACCAGTACTTGGATTTCCTTTATCAGTCTTATACTGCACAGGATAATCAAGTTCTTGAAACAAATACTTAGCACACTGTTGTGGCGACGTCGGCAATAATTCGCGGCCCACTAAGATACGCATTGCACGTAGATAGTGAGTCATCAGTCTATCATTTTCGTTAAGTGTCTTAGTGCGAATATCATTACGAAACTTCATACCCTGTAGCATACTAATGATGTAAGGGCGAATCATTCTGTTAGCCTGCCCGATTGACGCCTGCAATCCTAAATCGTTGCGCGCATATTCTTGCTGTGCATGCTTAATTAACTTCATTGCCCAAACATCTTTGGCATTGTAATTCCACAGTTGCTTCTCTTGGTCTGGACTGCGAGGAGGAAACACACCCTCATCTTTATGGAACGGTTCCCAAATACTGGGCCAGCAACTGAGTGCATGGCCTAATGATTTCTCCGCTTCAGGAAAGCAACGATGTTGTGCAAGCATAGTATCATAGATACTACTGCCAAAGGGCAAACTATATTTATGAGCCAAGACGCCAAGGTCAAACATAGCGTTATGGCAGATAACAGTATTTCGTCGAAGCGCGATAGAGAATGCGCGAAGAATTGCAGCGTAGTCATTGTACGCTATGACATAATTCCATCTCAGAAATGGAACAACATAAACTCGATTTCCGCTACCAATTTCCCCAAAAGAAAACCCAATGCAGAGAAGATTACGATCATCAACATCAGTTTCAATGTCAAGATAAAGGGATGTTGAGTGTGTCTCAGAAAGTAATTTAATAATTTCATTTGATGAGGGTGCTAGTGTTACTTCGTAGTTGGATGGTTTTGGAGTTTCTCGACAAGCAGCAATAGCTTTTGCCGCATCTCTTTGCAGCCAGAAAAAATAATTACTGTGACTAGTGCGGCCATGACGTTTAACATCTCCATCATCTTCGTCATCTATATTCTGTGTCGATGAGTCAGCAGTGTCAGCTAACAGCAGTGGATTAAGTTTGCTTTCGTAATCTTTTAAGTCGAATGCTTCTTGCGGCAAGTAGCTACAAATCGCTTGAATGCCTTTATGCGGCGTTGCAAGTGGGTAGCCTCTTTGTTCGTTAAGTGAATAATCTTTCGCGTAATTAGGGTTGACCCATTCGGAGAAGGCTTTGTCACCCAGAAGAAGTAGACACTTAGTTCCATCGATAAGCTGACGTCTATCTTCACTAGTTCGTATTTCACAATGCCATCGGGTAACTCCACTAGGAGCGAGACACTCGTCGTTGAACTTGATTCCCGCAGCGCCAGAGAGTAGTGCATCTTTATCGAAGCGTGAGGGATTGCTGAGGATAATCGTCAGTCCGCAGTATGGTTGAGTGGGTGGATGATATAACATACTGATGGTCAAAATAAATCTTCTTCATTTTCTATATTCTCCATACAATACTTGCATCCCGGATGATCAGGATCATTGCACATTGGATGCTTCATCAATGCTTGATGCCGACGACGCTGCCTAATCTTTTGCCGCCGAAATGCTTCAGCGTCATCATCGTAATCGTCTAACCATTCGCTATATTCAAACACGCGAGGCATAACATTAAGTGCCCCGATATTATTGCCGTCGGGGCCAGCGGATTTTCAACAATAACTACAATACTAAACTACCATCAAGAGGGCATCTCGCTCTTACGCAGGATGTCCCGAGTCTGCTTATTCCACTCCCAACCACGAGACAATTCCTTACCCGTGGCAGGATTGATAACAGGAACATACTGACCATTAGGTAGACGGCGCTGCTCGATACGCTCCTGAGTAGAAACAAGAGCGTCGAAGCAGATACCATCCAGCTTGTGACCATTAGGATTCTGCTCGCTAAACAACGGAGCTTCGTCGTCGATCTCAGCGGGCAGACCGAGAAGAGGAAGCAGAGTGTTAACGAAGTAGTCCAGGTTCTCACTGTCCTTACCATCCTTGGTCTTGTCATTGAGCATGAGCCACCAAGGAACCTTGAGACCAGTAAGATCATAGTCCTTACCGTCGATGTCGGACTTAACGCTAGTAGGAGCAACGATTTCCGTGTCAAGGGTAATCATCGGGAGACCACTAGAGGAAGGGCCAAACTTCGCGGCCTTGATACGGAAGGTCAAGATACCCTTGAAACCGGGAGGAACCTGACCAGTAACCGTAGGCTTATTGATGTTGGTGGAGTTACGGATTGCCATATGTTTTACTTACTTGTTTTGTTTGTTTGTTTTGTTAGTCTCCCTTCTGCTCATTGCTTAGGGGAGAAAGTCAGAGATTGATACACAGCAGGAACGAGTGCAGGAAGATTAGGCCACGAACACTTAGCGTCAAAATCTAGCGAGCCTTTAGTCTGCCACATATACTCACGCTTCTCGTCAACAATCTTGCCATCCTTATCTTTCACAGGTGTGATGACACAACGCTGACGGAAGAAGTTAGGATAGTAAGACTTGAGTTTAGCAACAAACTTACCCTGCATCAGTGGCTGAATCTTATCGAGCAGGCGGCCAGTGCCCTGCTCACGTTCCTGAACTTCATGGAAGATAACAACGATGTTACACTTACACTGAAGTAGTGCATTGCTAACACTCTCAGCGAAGTCAATCTTCCTAGCCCACGGAGCAAAGTCATCGATCTCACCCTTGCGTGAATACGTAGGATACAAAGGAGCAGACCAGTTGACTTTATCGAACTGCTCTTGCAGACGAGTCCAGTTATCGATCACTAGCGTTTGTTGCTGAGTGAGCTTAATGCTTTCAGTCTGCACCCACTTGACGAATGCACTAGCAGCATCAAAGTGTTCGCCAGACTTAGGCTGCTTCAACTTATTGAGAATGAAGTCAGCATCATAGAATGGCAAGATAACTGGCTTGACATCTTTGAGATGAGGTAGCTCTTGTAAGACGCCACGAAAATCGGGACGCTCAAAGAGAGCTACGACAGGATTAGGAAACGACAGTGCGCTAGTAGTCTTGCCACTACCGGGCGGACCCTGAATACCAACGATTACATTAGAGTAAGAACTAACGTCTGTGATTGCGTGAGGTGGTGTATACATATAGTCGATGTTTATTTGGTTGGCTTGAAATGACCGTATCTCTCGTAGATAAATGACAGCACACAGCGCACTTCCCACGTCAAGCGAGACAAGCTAGTGCCATTATTATCTACGCGAAAATCATACTTGATTTTTAATAGCTCTGTTTCACTGCGATGCTTATCGTCACTCGTTTGCCCAGCGCGTTCAACAAAAAGAACGACACCATTATTAGCGTGAATCCATTCAGCTTCGTTAACAAAGCGAACGTCTGGAATAACGATGCACATTTGCTTTGTGTTAGCTTCGCATAAATCTTTTACAGTATTATCCATGTGCTTGATCCAAGCATCATTATCATTATTGCGCACATAGTCAGTGCCATACCACTGTAAGATATGACGAATGAGTGGATGCTGTTTATTCTTTTCGATATGCTCGACAGAAGAATTTAAGATCTCAGCGACTTCTTCTTTCAAAGAGTCAGCAAATCCTCTGCGCATCACAATAGGAAACACAACACGAGGAACCTGACTAATGATACAAGAAGCAACTGTATCTTTACCCGATTGTTTGTAACCAGTCAGTCCGATGATTAATGGATTAGGATAAGGCATAATCTTCTAGGCACTTGCTAAATCTTTTTGTTTGTTATGTCCGCCACCGAATTCAAGAGGGCGATATTCGCGCTTCTCAAAGTGAGAAGCTAACATTGCATTGATACCAGTAGTCTCTAGCTTAGCTGCGTTATGACAGATGTCAAAGAAGCTACAGTAACTACCAAAGCTACTACGACATGTATCATTGTAGCTACCTTCAGGCTGAGGTAACATATGTGAGTTTCGCAAGTCAGCGATACGTTTACACGTTGCAACGAGCCAGTCATAAAACTGCATCAGCTCGACATCAGTATAGAAGAACATGTCGCTAGCTTGAAACGACGTTTCTTTCTTAGGGTCATAGAACACACCCTTGATACGACAGCCGATTTGATTGTTGTCTTTCAGTAGTTTACCATAAGGACCATCAGGTGCAGCAGCCGCCATTGCACGTAACACCCAAGAGTAAACCTGAAGTTGCGGACCCATCTTGAATCCCTTGAAGTATGCAGTCGGATCTTTAGATGCAGTAGTCTTGAAGTCCTCAAGAACAATGCAGCCATTAGGCATACGAGTAATACGATCAATGGTGCCTTGTAGTAAGAACTCGATGTCACCAATCTTAATCAGTGGCACAGAGAACTTACATTCAACCATTGGATCGTTAGTTACAGGTGAGCTAAGAACAACAGGAGCATTGAACCAATCACTAGTCTGCTCAAGTTGTTTAACATAAGCTAAGCAAGTGCGCGTTAAGTGCGCCACGTTTAGATAGTCCTTGCCATACTTATCAACTGTAGCAACAGAGCAGAAATCTTCCTGCGTCTCACGCATTGCTTCAGCTGTAGATTTGCCACGGGCTAATAGTTCAGCAAACTTATGGAAACAGGTGCCATAGTGTAGCTCAATACCTAGACCACCTTTACTACGATAGCCATCAGCTACACGCCAATACAAACGTCGAATACAATTAGCCTCCTTCAATGAGGAAGCGTCGATGCGTATAATCATACTTTAACTCCAAGAGACCTAGCTAATGCTAGCATCTCATCCAGTTTAGGTTTCTTAACACGGGTGGTGGTTTTCTGTGCAGCCATCTTATCTGCTACTTTCTGTAAGTCGGGACGTGTAACATTAAAGAGTGGCTCCAAAATTTTGGTGAGTTCTGCGTCAGATAGTTTGTCCCAATCGTCTGCGGATATAGTTAACAACTTATCTAGCGTCATGATTTCAAGGCTTTCTGTGAGGCAGCTAACGTGCGATTCTTCGCGAGATGAAATCCAGTCTGACTCATGCGAATGATAGCAATAGATTCACCGACGAATGGTGAAAGATAATCAGCAAGCCAGATTAGTTTATCGTCTGAGATATTCTTATTAACATACAAAGACTCACCCTCAGGTGCATCAGTCACAAAGTCAATCAAGTCTTGCTGCCAACTCTCAGTCAGCTTACCTTTCTTATCATCATCTTCAACCAAGAAATCTTCCATGACTCCAGTGATAGGATCTTCTTCACGGCGTCCGCGAATATAGACGCGACTGCCACGCACTTGAATAACGCACTTCGATCGCAATGCTTTATACTTACCATCTGGATCGTAGTGATCGATGAGAAACTTCCAGCCCCAATTAAGACGATTGTAAACTGTATTTGGAATGAGCTTAAACTTATAAGCATCAACCATAATCTGTTTAGTCTTTAACTCTTCATCTGTAAACTCAAGCAAAGGATCGATGAGCTTACGAATCTCAAGAGCAAAGCGTTTCTTATAGTAAGAGTATACTGTATTAGGAGAGCGTGGACCTCGTAAGTATAATGGCATAATAGTTAGAAGTTAGTGCCGACGCGCGAAGCATAACTCATGTTACTACCCTTGGCCATGCGAGAAGAAACTTTCTTGTAGTTGTTGAAGCCAGCTTGA